AAACAGTATAAAAAAGCCCCGCAGCTATTTGGCTACGGGGCTTTTTAAATTAAATTTTTTACAGTATTTTTCCAGACCGCAAAAGCATGTAAAAATACCGATCCCTAAATTGACATAAAAGTGCCGGTGTATCACCAAGAGCCACGGTATTATGCATCAGGTCGGTCACGTTGGCGATTAAAAACAATTCAACCCCGTTAAAATAAACACACGGGCGTCCGTCTCGATTATCTTTAATCACTATCGCCTCGTTACTAGCGGCACGCATCAGGGCTTCTTTTTCCAAAGCCTTTGCCGCCCTACTCCTTCTAAGAAGGTCTTTAATCTTTTGCATGATGTTTTTTAAAAGATCCATGGTTTTAAACTTTTAGGTTTTCGACACCCTCAACGAAAACGATCGCCGCATTTGCAATCGCTCCGAAAGCGTCTGTAATTTCATCCTTACCCGGTCGACTTTTAAGAATGTCAGGTACCAATTTAGCAAATCCATCCTTGACAAATTCATAGATATGATCTTTTTTTGCGATCTCTATCTCCTCACCATCGATCGGCTCAAGCTCCGATTTTTTATAAACGCTCCCCTCTTCACCTTCGTCGAACGAAGAAAAACAAACAACATCCTTCGCGCCATCATAAACACCTTCCTGTACTTTCACAAGACCAATGCAAAAAGCATTGATCACCTTTCCTGTTTCTTTTACTCTTAATTTCATCATTTTGTTTTTAAGTTATAATGTTATATTACCCGTGTAGTTGTATACATCTATGTTTTCCAAAATATCCTCATGGTTGTGGTTCGTGTTGGTTTCCGATAATGCGAGATTGCAAAACGCCTCCCCTTTTAGACCGGTTAATACTTTTTGTATATACCCCGAATAATCGAGTACGGCAAGCATTTCGTCTTTTACCGGACTTCCGGAAGCAGCGGAACCTTGCCAGCTGGTTACGATATGTAGTATTAATTGCGAATTTGTTTTGTAGTCTTTGGCGCCGGATAGCGGCTTCCATGGCACCTTTGCAAATTCGATAAATACGGCAGGCATCGGCCACGCCGTCTCTTGCTCGATAAACTCTATATTGTGGTTCCATAGATCGACATATTTAATCAGTCTTTCAACACCATCAGCGGCACCCGATTCAATATCTTCGTCGCTAATAATAGAACCGTCCGGTGCGATCTTAAATAACTGATCGCTAACTTTTTTATAGATTTCACTTCTCATACAATTTTAAATTCATTATTAAAATATTGTGTCAGATTTTCACTTATAATGCTTTTGACCGTCGTCTCCACGACCGGGTCCGTGCCGACAAATTGTCGGCGGGGAATGACAATACCGGATCCGATCTTCTTTAATGCCATGTACTTCCAAAATTCAGCCTGAGTGGATAATTGCACGGTTCTTTTATTTCCGCTTTTAGCCCCACCCTTCTTGCGACCGAAGCTACCCGTGCACTCGTAAAACTTTGCCCAAAAGAAGCGTTTCATCTTTGCCGTTACGGTTATCGTTCCGCCCGTGTTATGAATTTCGGCGTATTCTTTCGTATAAGCGAATGTTATTGTACTTCCGGAGGTGGTAATATTGAAACTTCTGCGAAGCGCGCCGGTATTTATCAGTGTGGCACCACCCGGTCTCATAGGACCCTTCCTTCGCTGCCATGCTTGATTAAAAAAGGCTTGGCGGGAAAAGTTTTTATCAAATTCGTCCTTGTATTCTATGCGAATATCGTTAATGATACGACGTATTATATCATCCATACTATTTGCCATCTCCGTCAAAATTTAAAAATAATTCTGTTTCCTTCGGTATAACGATCGTTTTCATAGCGGGCGCGGTCAGCATATTATAAAAAGTGCGTTCACATATTCCGTAACGGGGATAAACGAAGCGCCGCCAAATCTCGCGGTTACTAAGCCCACTTTTGGCATGTTCGTCGTATATACGGTTAATGTCCAACACTCTTTTCTGATACGCTACGCCGCGTCTTCTATCTTTCATTTTACAATCCTTAAAGTTGTTTTTTCGGTTTATAAGCCCTGATATGGTAAACGAGATCGGCGGACACCAGGACACGACCGCTTCCTTCACATTGCGGACAGACAACCCTCGGATACGCTTCAGAACCGTCTATCGTCCCTTCTCCTCCACAACCGCGACAAATCGCAATATGTTCGCTTTTATTAATCTTTTTATCCATCGTTGTAAATATTACATTCTACAAAAAGAAGGTTCTATGCGTTGCCATACGCCGTTTTTGTCGCGCTGCGAAAAATAATAATTAACCGCATTGCGCTGCACCACGTTAGCCTCTTTAAACATGGTCATAATTTCACCGTACTGCGAGTCGAATTTATCTTCTAAAGAATACAGCTTACTGATGCTTTTATAATCCAAGCTACCGACCTGGTTGCGTTCCAGTAGCGTCATGGCCATTTGGTACATCGGATCATCTGCCCCTTTTTCGCTACACTGCATGTAAGCCTTTAGATAATCTATCAATCTTTCGGCAGCCATGTCGGCACGCTCGTCAAAACCTTTTACATTATTACTTTTTACCTCCAGTTTAAAATCCCCATCCGTAATGGTATAATTCATTTGATCGGAGAATTTAACTTGACCGTATTGCTTCATTACTTCGGCAAAGGCACGAGCCTCCTGTTCGATCCAAACATGAAAGCCCTTTACTTCGTCGATGACCGACAATGTACGCTTCCTTACATCCGCAACAAATTCAGCGCGCAAACCCTCGTAGGCTTCGCGGCGCTCTATCTTCGCGTTTTTACTTTCTTTCTGTAACCGCTCCAAAAGATTCAATTTTTCTTCGGCGGACATTTTCGTAATGTCAATTTCTTGTTTTCCCATGTTGTTTAATTCATTAAATTGTTATTGGAATGATTGTTTACTATGATTATTGAAGGCGTTACGGCATTTTCTTTCGGCTTCGGCGCTTGTTTTAACCCGCCTTTATTTTGGATGGAACGAGCCTTAACGGCTACTTTTCGCAATTCTTCGGCGGTCAGTCTTCCGAATGGCTTGCCCGCTATTCTCTTATCTTCACAAAAGGCGTTGATGCGGTTCCAGTCTGTCGTATCTATACCCACGCGCTGCATCTGTCTTAAAAGCTCGCTACGGGCTTTTCTTCTTTCTTCTATATAACTGACCCCGGCGGCGGCCTCCATCGCGCTACAAGCCACGGAATACTCTTTATAGGTCATATCACGAACGTGAATAGTACGGCCGTCGGTATAAGTGCTGACGATATAGTTTTTATAGTCTGCCGCGTCTTCTCCGCTGTGCTCTATCACTTTTTTAAGCGCCGAATAAAAACGGCCAAAATTAAAGCCTTCTTTCATGTCATATAATCATTAATGGGTCTTCATACACAACCGTAAGCCCACAACTGGTGGCAACATCAAACTCCAGTTTCGCCCCCTTGCTTTGCTCCCACCCGCGAAGCATATAGATATAACTACATTCAAGTAGTAGCTTAATATCCGCCCTCATGTGCTGGCGCCAGTGCGCCGTTTCAGGCAGTCCGTTATTAAAAGGATTGATCGGCTCAAATCCTTTCCCCTCAAGCGCACGCTGCGCATCGGAAAAGGCCATCTTCCTTTCGCCCACATCATGGTGCTCGATGGCACCGCTTATATATATTCTCACTTCTGACATACCGGCTTTTCTTCGTATTGGTAAACGTCCCAAATTTGCGTATCAGATAAAGAAGAAATTTCATAATCATCCATTGTGTCTTTCATTGCTTCGTCTATCTTTTCTATCGCACCCCGAATATCGGAAGCCTCGACCAAATATTTTTGAGCGGCGCGCTTTTCACAACCCGTTTTTTCGTTTATAATGAAATACGAAAGTTTGACCTTAAACCAACTTCCACACATCGCATCATTGTCATTAATAAAAATTTCTTTAAACGCAGCCTTTTTAAGGCTTCTTATTTCAAAATCTTCATTATAGAAATCTCTCATCTTTTCAATAATACGCGTTTCGGCTTCAATATAGCTTAATGCGTCCACTACGTAAACCTCGGTTACCTTCTTAACCGCACCGTTTTCCTGCACGCGGTTATGACACACCCGACATTCGTACCATGTTGCTGATTTTATTTTCATTTTGTTCTATTTTCAGCCCGGTAAAAGCCGGGCTAAGGTTAATAATTAACTACTTAATATTAAATGCTGACACAGGGCGAACTCGAAACGTGTACGCGGCCTTAGTGCCGTTGAGCATGCTGCCGTCGTTGAGGTGCAGAATCCAGGCGTTCGTCGCGCTGTACTCTGTAGAAGTCCAATACCAATCGTCTTTAATAGGCTCACCGCCCACATACCGCAAGGCCTCGTTAAGCACCTTTTTATGCAGGTAGATAAGATACATTTCCCCTACCGACGGTATGTATTGTCCGGTCTCCAACGCGATCTCTTTGTTAAGTCCTATTTTCCCCAGGTGGGCCGTATTTTCTTTTCCGTTCCAGTCCGAAACGGCGTCTGTATAGTTATCCTTGTATCCGCCCCAGCCTGTTTTGTCCTCTTTATCGGTCAACGTTATATCGTCCCCATCCGCTGCGTCTTTAAGGGACACAGCAATGGATTTACTACCCATCTTTATGCCTATAGCGATATAACCCTTTAAGCCACACCCTTTTTCGTAAGGTTCACGCGGTTCAAATAACACGGGGCTGCCATCTTTTTTAATTAAATAGATACCATCCGGTGCCTCTTTACTCGGCATGTTTTCTGATTTTTCACCGTCGGCCATAATAAATTTATAAGCCAGTTCAGCGTTTTTCAAATCGCCTTTGCTTATGAACAAAAGCGCCATTTTTGTTTTTTGATTTTCTGTCATAATCGTTAATTTTTAAATGTTGTTATTTATTTTAATAATCCCTTCTTCCCATACGGTGTAAAAACTGCCCGGATCACCGGTAAAACGTCCCATACAATAAGCCTTATAGCCTGTAACACGTATCTTTACGCCTGCCAAGTATCTTAAACGGTTGGCGCTCTTACCGGAAGGCTGACCTTTATACTCCTGGCTGATATAGATAAACGACTTACCAGGGAAGCGTTCTTTAAGTTCTTTTGCCTGTTTATATGTCCATTCCGCTACTTGAAAGCTGTCTATTATCACGAAATGCGGGCTTTTCTGCTTCTCCAGGCGTGCTACTATTTCGTCATAAGTATCGTCGGTGGCAACCCTGAAGCGGCCCTGTACTTCGTTCATCTTAAAACGTTCTATCCTTTCTTGAAAAGACTGTGAAATTTGCTCCTCATAGCTTAAGTAAAGAACGGGACCGAAGGCGCAAAGTCTTTTTGCGAGCTGCATGACAAAACTACTTTTACCGCTGGCGGAAGGCCCGCTAATAAACCACATTTCGTTAGCGGCAGGACTTCCGAACGGTTCACTCCATTCATCTTCCCATTCCAACCGATCGTAGCGCTTTCGCTCTATATCTTTTGGGCTGTAAGCTCTTCCCACCATTATGCCTGTTTCTGTTTTTCAATGATCGTGTAAACACGGCGCAGCGCGCCGCCTGATTTGCGGGCTATTTCTCCGGCATCGGTACCCTGTGGGGCATTGACTTTGGCAACAATCCGCGCTTGCTCGCGCAAAAACTCGTCACGCTGCTTTGCTTCGTCCGGGGTAACGCGGCTATAATGGTCACCATACCGGCTCAACATTTCGGCATAACCCACTTTCAAGCAGTCCACACTGCGGTTGATCTTCGCTTTCAGGCCGTCTGCCCCCATCATATACCAACCACAACACCGCTCCGTGGCGTTCCATAAGGCTTTTAGTTCCAAAAATGCCTCGTAAGCCAGGTCGCCCGCTTCATCCAACACGATAAGTGGCGTTTCCATCGACCGAAGATAATACACCAGGTCGTCGTACATGTCTTGATACTTTCCGGTAATACCCACACCAAACTCTTTGGATATTTTGCGAACCAAGGCGCGCTTTGTTTTCGTCTGGCTGCAATCTATATATATGGCGTTGGCGTGCGTTGCTATGTATTGGCGCGCCGCAAAAGTTTTGCCTATGTTGGGCATGTCGCACAATATGGCTGATAGGCTGCCGGACTGACACGCCGTGAGTTGCGCTGTGATATATGTATATGTGGCCGTTTTTGCGGTTTTCCATTCGATGCCGGCCCGCAAACTGACGCCTAGGCGGCGCGCTAGCGAAATCCAGTTTGCCTCGCTCAACATCTTATCGGTCTGTCCGTTTTTTATCTGACTATAAACAGAGTTTGTAATACCCAAGCTTGCAGCGTGCTTTGCATCAGAAGGGTAGTTTGTGCGGTTTGCTGCTACGGCTCCCAAAATCCGCGTTTTCATGTCGTTCGTTACCATAATGTTAATATTTAATTTATATTTAAATGCTGTTTAAAGATCGTCCAGTGCGCTGGCGGCATAGTCGTCGGCCATCTGTTTTGTTTCCCTATTCTCAACAGCCACGGGGGCTGCAGTCTCTAGGGTTAAACTTTCCACTGTTTCACTGTCGTTGGGCTTCATTTTGGCCGAAATGCGAAGGGGTGTTATCTCGTTCGTCTTGATATATCCGTTAAAATGCGAAATCTTTTTTTGCTGCTCAATGAATATTTGACGGTCGCGGTCTGTCTGTTCCGCGTCGGCGGTATTGAAGGTTCCTATATCCTGTAACTTATCCAGCAGCAGGTCGTTTTGATAGATCCAAACGTCGGTTACCCTACCTTCCGTGTTGTGAAGAAGATAGGCATCCACTTTCCAGTTATTGGGCGCCAACGCTTCGATCACTTCGGTGCGTGATAACCACCAGTCAACGCCGTCGACGCGGCAATATGAGTTTCTTCGTATCGATGTACTGACATGCTGCCCTATATAGCGCGCCCAAATGCTGCGATCCATGGGCTGCAACGTGGGGTTCATGTTTTCACAAAGCACCTCCCAGCGTGTTTTTCCCGGGTACTTCTTCTGGTTGGGGTGAAGACTGTTATTAAATTCGTTGATGTCTGCCAGATCTTCGGCTATGAGCTGATCCCATGTGTAATATTCCCTATCTTCGTAGGTATCATTCTTTTCATCAAATATCTTTTTACTCTCGGTTCGATAATTACGCCCTTTGGCATAGAAACGCCCGATACCGATATGGTTTTTGTGCTCTATGCTGCGTTTCTTCGCGCCATTCATTTGTTCGGCATATTTTTCCTGTGAGTTCTGTGGAGCGCAAAAACGAACAAACGGGAACATGACGCCGGCACGAAGAAAACTGCTTTTCCATTGTGTCATAAGGTGGTTTTCAACCTCTACCTGTGCGGGGCAACACCAACCGTTGCGCTCTATCAGTGTAAACAGGCTGCGAAAACAATCTATCACCAGATCAGTGTTTTTGTTTCGACTGTAAGCATGCCCGACCACGCATTGGCTGGCGACGTCATACGCATAGTATGCTTTCGGGCGTGCTTTCGTATCGTTAAGTTTACGCGGAAGGTCGCGGTCATCGAATGATATTTTGCTGAATGAAAATTCGGGGGCGTGGCGGTGTACGTGTGGCATGACTTCGTGCATGTATGTCGTATGGCTTAGTTGGATGTGATCAATCAAGGCTCTATTTTTCGGGCGGTTCAAATAATTATTTATCGTCGTTTCGCTTAGCGCCATCGGTTCGCCTTTTTTGTCGACAAAGTCGTCCGGGTTGAATACTTCACCTGTTTCGGGGTCAAAAACTTCCAGCCCGTCACAAATAAACTGATTATATATTTCGGCCACACTGGTATTCCATGGCTTATTGGGTAGTGTGGTGATGCTTAGTATAAGACGTTCCGTCTTTTCGTCCACTTTCCGGGCGCTTTGGTTTCCAAATTTTCCGCTTATCAGACAAGAATATCCGTCGCGTTTATACTCCGATACCTTTTTACGGAAGCGAAGCGTCGAGGCCGGAAGGGTGTGACCATACATATCACGCAGGCCCTCTATGACGGCGGCCATTTTGTCCCAGTTGTAACGTCCGCCAAACAATTTATTGGCTGTCGCGGCGCGATCGTATAACTTTATACAAGTATTCAGCACTGACGCGTTAATAACATATTCTTTTATTTTGTCTTCCGGAAGGCGCGCGGAATTAAAGAAGACGACCGCGTTTTGGTCGCGTTCATAGTTCTTTTTTATCCATTCCGTAAGCCTGGTCTTATCACCTTCCGGATAAAGTTCTTTCACCTTTGTCCTGTACTTTTCAGGTAAACTGTCGACGGCAACCAACGCATAATTACCCGTTCCGTGTGCCTTGCGTACAACGTCTATTTTGTTGCGGTGTAACATAATTTTATAATTGTCGTTTGACATTATGCCACTACTAACAAGTTCACGCGCTGAAACGCACAATATATTACCGTAATATTCCATGTCCAGTCCTTTTTAAGTTACTTCGCGCCTGTAAATTTCATTATTTTCAGCTCGTCGGCATAGTCGGCTATCACGGCAGCCGGCAGGGTAACCATTTCCACGGCACCGTTTTCTATGGCCATCTTGCGTATTCTTATCGCCATGTCCGTAAAACCTCTCTTTTCGTTATATGTAAGCGCGTTGAACACTGTTTTTGATGTCACCCCGAATGTTCGGGCGATCTTCTCGCGTACGTCGTCGGCGGCATCCAGCACAAACCGCACGTCCTCAATCTTAAAATCTTTTATCTCGCTCATATCTTAATCTCCTAAACTGTTAACATCTATTTTTCTACAAAGTCTGGCAGCCACAAAGGCATTGATTAGTAGAAGGGTCTCGACCAAAATACTGGAGCTGGTGACGCAAAGAAAAACCGAAGCACTTAACGCAGCATAGAGAATGCGCGTCCTCTGCCCGCGCGTCAACGCGTTAAACCATTTAATCTCGTTGTTAAACGGGGTCTTGATAAACTTTTTCATAGTGTTGTATTTTAATGGTTGGTACATAGTTCCTCGGCATAATCTTTGCCATCATAGGTAAGTGTAAAGAGGTCACAGGTAAACTCGTCTTTCTGTGGATCGTATAGGGTGACGAGGTAGGCGTCTCCCGGCTTCCCGTATTCGTGATTTTCTCGTAGGTTTCTTTTTGCCTCCCTTAGCGCTTCGGCCATAGTATCGAATTCTTGACAAAAGAAGGCTTCGTCCCTTTTGTCACCTTCATTAATGAAAAGAAGGGCGATGGAAAAATTTCTGTGTGTCATATTATATGTTTTTTATAAATTTATAGGTTGTTCCCGCTAAATTTTGCTATCTTTGGCGCACGTTCTTCGTTGAACGCGCTACAAATATAATACGCATTTGCGAATTTACAAAACATTTTGAAGAAAAAAATCGCATTTGCATTTATAATAATTCGCAAATGGACATTAACGAAAGGTTTGAAACTATTAAAAGGGATGTATTTGGCGGAAGTCAAAAGGCTTTTGCCGATAAGATAGGGGTTGCCCCAAGCGTAATCGCTAACGTAACTGGGCCAAGAAGAGGCAAACCTTCTTATGATGTTCTAGAAAAAATATGCGCAAATGCGAATATATGCCCAGGTTGGCTTCTTACCGGAAGCGGTCAGATGCTAAAACCACCAGAGGCCCCCATCTCTGTGACCTCATTGCCACAACCCGATATTAAAATACACGCACACCACATATTAGATGTTGCGAATAACGGATCACACCCCATACCTCTGGTGATCGAAAAAGTTGCGGCAGGATTTGGTGGTACCGACTTCTGTATACAAGAAACAGACGTTAAAGATTATTATATCATACCAAAATTTAGGCATTGCAATGTTGATTTTATGATAGAGGTTTCCGGCGACAGCATGATGCCTCATTTATATCCCGGTGATGTTATTGCTTGCTCCATACTCCGGGATTGTAAGTTTATCCAATGGAACAAAACACACGTAATCGCAACGCGTGATCAAGGATTATTGGTTAAACGTATATTTCCGGGTGACGATGAAACAAATTATACCGCGATTAGTGACAATAAAGATTATCCCCCGTTCAAAATACCGCTGTGTGATATTACCGGTGTGGCCTTAGTTGTGGGTTCTGTTAGTTTAGAATAAATTTAATAACACATTATGAAAAAAATATTATTTTTAGTTATAATAGCCTCTGCGCTATTTAGCTGTAGTAAATCCTCTGATGAAGACAATACTATTATCGGAAAAAGTTATATATTTAAAAATGATACTTTATTGGTCCGTATTAATACGGTGTCTATAACCATATATATACATAACGAAGTCGAATATCAAAAAGGCGGAAATTTTTTTGCGGGTGATTATCCAAACACAACCTTTAGGATAGATGAATTTTATGATAAATTAGATTTGGTTTGTACTTTTGATGATTATAGGACATTTACTGCGGAAAATAAAGAATCAACGCTTTATGGCTCTTTTAGTTGGTCAAAATTTAAAGTTCATCCGTTTACTTTACCAAAATCGATGAACTTCACCTACTCAACTGAAATATTAGATAAGAATGGAGACGGAATACTAGATTCGGCGCAAAATTTATAATGAAACGATAATCCTTATTTATTAAAGGACCAATGTTACCCCCTTTTTTACACTCATAAAGTTCGCAAAACCTTATTCTGCAGGCTTTATGAGTGTCCTTATTTGCAATTTCATTAGTATTTTACCCCCTTCTATCGCCCGTTTTTTACGTTTAAACTTAAAAATATAGGTATTTTACCCCCCTCTATCGGCATCCGTTTTGCCACAATTTGTACCCCCAAGTTGTTGTTTTTGTACCCCCAAGTTGTACCACCCAAGCGTACCCCCAAGTGCCAAAAACAACTTTATAAATATTTGAAATATCCTTTAGATTCATATTTACGATGTAGTTAATGAGCCGTTTTAAGCCCGTTTAAATAATCTGCATTAACTTATACGCAAAACCCCATTAAACAAGCTTATAAGGATATAAGAAGGCACAAAAAAA